AAGGTACGCATCGGTATGGGCCCACGCTTGCCCTGCCGACGACGCGGACACGCGTGACCTTCCCGGTCACCGTCACGGATAGCGCCAAGGTCGGCATCACCATCTACTTCAACATGAGCGCTGTTTCCGGGCTCACGGCCATCATCGATTCGGTGATGATCGAGAAGCGGGTGGGGGAGAGCAACACGCCCTCGCCGTTCGTAGCGGGCCCTTCCGCGCGGGCGGTGAGTGGTCAGGCCACGGCCATCAGCCAACTGAACACCACGGTGAACCAGCAAGGGACGGCGATCACCGCGCAGGCCAGCCGCTTGGATGGGCTGTATGTTCAGGTGAACCCGGAAATGGAGGGCGACAGCACCGGTTTGGCTGGTGCCACCGGCAGCCTGGTTGGTGTCTGGACCGAGCAGTCGGCTCGGATCGAGGATGGCGTTGCCATGGGCAAGCGGGTGGATACGGTCCAGTCGCAAGTGGGTGATGTCAGCGCCTCTGTGCAGCAGGTCAGCGAAACCATTGCGGGAGTTGACGGTAAGGTTTCGGCAATGACTACCATCAAAGCTGAAACCGTCTCTGGTGGACGCCGGGTAATGGCGGGCTTGGCTCTGGGCAGTGATGGTGAGACAGCCGAAATCTTGGCCTATGCCCAGCGCTTCGCGATTGTGGATGAGGCATCTGGTCAGATGACCCTTCCGTTCGTGGTATCGAACGGTCAGGTATTCATTAACCAGGCAGTGATCAATCAGGCCTTCATCCAGAACCTGGTCCTCGGCATGACGCTGAGGTCCCAGGCGGTCAACTCTCAAGGCCTGCCGCTCATTGAGATCAACCTGGTGACAGGTGCCTTTACCGTGCGCGGTCAGGACGGCAACGGCTCCACGCTCCTGAACAACGGCGGCCTGTACGTCTATGACGCCAACGGCATCGAGCGTACGGCGGTAGGGAGGCTTACCTGATGGCTGATCTTTACGGGCTCCGGACGCGGGATGCGTCCGGGGTCATTACCCTCGATACAACCATCACCTCGGTGCGATCTCTGAAGATGATGCAGGTGACCGGCAACGGCGAATTCGACCAGTACATCTCGATTCCCGAGATCCAGGCGCAATCCTTCGTGGTCGTGGACGCGCTGTATGACGGAGGAGAGAACACCACCAGCCCTCAGGCCTGGTTCTCCGCGGGGCAGTTGCAGCTGCGGCAGCCCTATACCCGAACTTGGCAAGTGATGATCCTCTCGCTCGGTGGCGAGCCGTTTGCCGCACCTGGTTCCTATGGCATCCGCGCTTCGAACAATAACATTCGAACGCAGATCGATTCGGTCAACCAGGTGCTGACGGTTCGCTACAACGGGAGGTTCAACATTGGATTCCAAGGGCCGGGGAGTGGAAACCAGATTCAGTGGGCTGACGTGACCTTTGCTGCGCCCATCACCACGTATGAGCGGCCTCTGGTCTTCCTGAACGCTGACAACTACATGATGGTGGGTAATTTTTCGGTGAAGGGTAGCCCTGGGAACTGGACGGGGTTTCGGCTGAAGGCCTGGAATAATCAAGTGGCGCACGGCGAAACTGCACTCTATCCGATGATGATCAACTGGTATTGCGCGAGCTACCTGACGCCATCCACGCCACCGGGAGAGTTTGGGGCATCGGTCCGGAACAGCGCAGGTAGCAGGACCTTCGTCACCACCGCCAACCTCGCTCTGCTCAATGGGCAGCCAGCCTCAAGCTCATTTGTTCAAGCGGGTGAACCGATTGTGGGTGGAGCCTATTACTCGCCAAGTCAGCAGATGCCCTGGACAGGGAACTATCAGGACTATGTTCTGGCCAATGCGTTGTTTTCTGTAACAAACATTGGGCAGACAACCCAGCCACTGCGCGCAAATTACGGCGGATTCCTGCCTGGCAATCGCTCCGTCTTGCAGATGTACTGCGATAACGGATCAGGCATCAACCCGCTTACAGCAAACGGGCGCACATTGTTCGCTTCGCGCCCGATGAAGCCTCTTTAAAGGAGTCAGCATGGCAAAACAAGTAATCAACCTTGGAACCGCACCCAGCGGCGCCGGTGGGGATGATCGACGCAGTGCGTGGGTCAAGGCAATCAACAATTTCGATGAACTGTATGCCGCGCTGGGGGCCCCGGTGAACGGGCAAATTCCTGCTGGGGTAGCGGCGGGTGCGGCCATTATTGGTGACCCGGCGAACGGTGCCCTCATGCGTGCTGGAACCAATGCCAATGGCCATTATTTTCAGTTCGCCAATGGCCTATTGATTTGTATGGCTGTGTTTACTGGTTACAGCGCGAACGTGCTGAAGAGTGTGACCTGGCCGTTTGCCTTTGCGGCTAACCAAACGGTTGGTGTCACGGCATCGAATGTCCCCAGCACGGGTTATGACAATTCATCCCCCACCTTTTGGGGTACTCCCGTCGGTGCCAATTTTATTTCCAGTCTGACCCGTGCGCAGAACGTTGTAACGCTCACAGGTATTGGCTGGTGGAAGTAGGAAGTCTTTATGATCATCAAGCTTACGCCGCAGGAAATGTATCCACCTCAACAGTTGGCTGTCTGGAAAAATGGCGAGCAGTTGAATATCAATGGTTTGGCGATTGACTTGGCTAATTTGGCGGAGGGCAGCACCCTACCGGCTACTGCCATTAATTCGCCCTGGCTGGCTGCGCCCATCGAGCGTGTTGGTGGGGACCTGGTGCTTACCTTGTACCTGCCCAACGGCCCAGACTCGACAGAGGCCGAGCGCTTTCCGAACGACCTTGTGGACGTCGCTGATGGATTGGTGGTTTTGCCTGGTAAGCCTGCTGATCACCAGTTCCCGATGCTCGGCTACGCAGCAATCGACTGGAGCCAAGCGCAGACAGCGACGCAAAAGGCTGAGGCATGGGCACGGACCACGCTGTCGCAGCTCCGTGCTGCTGCAGATGTCGCCATTGCCCCGCTGCAGGATGCTGTAGATCTGGACGATGCAAGCCCATCGGAGGTCGAGGCTTTGAAAGCCTGGAAGCGCTACCGTGTCGCCCTCAATCGCTTGGTTGAACAGCCAGGTTATCCCGACGAGATCGACTGGCCCGAAGTGCCGGCCTGACTCACCGCAACACCCAAATCCAACCGCCATACGGCGGTATTTTTTTGCCTGGAGAAAATTCATGCCTTTCATCGTCATCGACACCACAAACGACTTCAACCCACTGAACAAGCGCCAGTTCGCTACAGACGTTGAGGCCGAAGCGGCTGCCACCCAAGAGCTGCAGACCAATCCTCGGGTTGTCCTGTCCACCGCGAAGATCCTCAAGGTGTTCAAGGCCGAAGTGACCGTTACCGCCCAAGAGCCCGCCGAGGTCGAGCCGCAGGTACCGGTGGAGGAGCCAGCATGATGGGCGCTCCCCGCGGCACCAACGGCCGCCTTGAGCGGTTTTTTTGTGCCTGAAATTCACCCAGCCCGCCAAGTGCGGGCATTTTTTTGCCTGGAGAAACCATGGCTACACCACGCGGAATCCGCAACAACAACCCCGGCAACATCGATTTCAATCCCCGTAACGCCTGGCAGGGGCAGCTCGGCGTAGAGGTGGGCCCGGCCAGCCCGCGCTTCGCCCGCTTTGACCAAGCCGAGAACGGCATCCGGGCCTTGGCCAAGCTACTGCTCAACTACCGCGGCAAGGATGGCATGCCTGGTGTCGGGCGGCCCGGTATTGATACCCCGCTGGAGTTCATCAGCCGTTGGGCGCCATCCAGCGAGAACAACACATTTGCCTACGCCCAGGCCATTGCCAAGCGGCTGGGGGTAGGCGTTCGCGACTCTATCGACATCTCTGACCCGCGAGTGCTGCGAGAGGCTGTTGTGGGCGTAATCGTCCATGAAAACGGCAGCAACCCCTACAAGGCCGAGGTGATCGACGAGGGTATCCGGCGGGCCCAGGCATGATTGTGGCACCGGTGGAGGGCGGCCGCCTGGCCGCCGTTCTGTTGGGCTGCGTGCTCTTGGCCGGCCTCGGCGGGGCGGGTGGCGTCTGGCTGGCTGCTGGTCACTACCGCCCGCTGCTGGACCAGGCCAATGGCGCGGTCTCCACTTGCAAGGCTGCCCGGGACAATCTCAGCGGGCTGGCTGCAGAGCTGGGCAAGGCATTGGGCGACCTGACCCTGGCCGCGAATGCACGCCAGGCCGGGGCAGAGCAAGCGGTAGGCGAGGCGAAGGCCAGCGCCCAGTTCGACTACGCGGCGGCAAGCCGCTTGCAGCAGGAGCGCACCGGCGGCGATCAGTGCGCGGCCGCCATCTCGATAATCGACAAGGAGCTTGGTCTATGAGGCTGGTGCTGAACTCGCACACCTGTGGGAGCGGAGTGGGCCTTTACCAGGCGGTACGCCGCGTAATCCGTGGCTTCGCCTGTAGGAGCGGGCTGGTGCTGACACTGGGCCTTACGGGGTGTGCCGGAAAGGTCGAGCCGC